CATCTCTTTATTTCGTGTGACTAATTCTTCCCATGTTTCTCGTCTGTTTAGTTCTGGTCTAAACTTAGCGTACTTCATATAAGTAGTAATTTCACTAAGAATTTCTTGCGTTACGTCCATTTTGTTTATATATTTAAAAGTTTAGTGTACTGTGTCACGCTGTCATTTGACAGCATTTGTTTTTTTATGTTTTTGATTTAAAGTAAGCGACTGTCGAGATCAGTCATCTGAAGGTATAATATAAAGTCTTCAAATATATCTTTCGGAATACCTTCTAATCCGTTAGAATGTTCTTGAAGAAGTGAAGTTGAAACTTTACCACTTGTATTCTCTAAAAGTAAATTTTTAAAACCGTTTAATACTTCATTTATTAATTTTGTTTCATTAATATCACCAAAGTCTTCATTATCTTGAAGATATTGATCCATCAATTCTTCAATTTGTTTTTTAGAGAACTCCATTTTTATAAAGTTTTTTTACTTCCTTAATTATTTTAGTTGTTAACTTAATGATATTTTCTTTAAGTTTTTGTAACAACGCTTTTTTCTGCTGTCCTATACGTAAACCCTCAAATGGAACTTCAACATTTTTCATCTGGGGTTCTAAATATTGACGATAGGCACTTCCTGCTAGAAATACAAACTTATCTTTATCAAGATTATAACCTTTTTGTATTAATTGTTTTTTAACAATTTCAGACCATGCCTCACGATCTTCAGAAGGCATGTCTTTTAATGTTAAATTATAAGGTGCTATGGTTTTATTTAAAGGTACTAAATGATACTTAGCTGATATAATATATATATCATTTGGGCTGGTTAGTTTTTTAGCGTATTCTAATTGTTTTTTAAATAAATCAGAATTATATAATTTCTCAGCAGGCATTGATTTTGCCTCTTTACCAGCAGAACATGAAACTAATACAACTTTACTCATATAAGTATAAATATGATATTTTTAACTATTATTGTTAAGCTCAAAAAATTTCTTTTTAAGAATATCTCTATCAGCTGTATCAAAATTTTCATTTAATTTAACTGGGCGTTCTCTCTCAAGTGTTTCCTCATCTAGCTCATCAGTGTCAATTTGTATATGACCTGTAGATGTGTCTATGACAGCAGCATAAGTAACACCATCCATACCATATCTATTTTTCATAATATGGAATCTACCAGTACCACCAGCTTTATCTTGTCGACGGCGTGAAATTGACATAGCAAAATCTGTAATCATCATTTTATTATATGAACCAGCTGCTTTATCACCTTCAATAATGTTATCATTAGCACCTGCTCTATTAACTTGACTCACAGACCAAATTGGAACATTTATTTCACGAGCTAAACCTTTAGTAGCAACATAAACATCATCAATTTCTTCTTTACGTTCTTTACTTGCTCTATTAGCGCGTAACAAGTCAACATAGTCAATAATAACTAAATCAGGCATTTGATCTAAATCCTTACATTTTTGAATATGTGCTTCAATAGTACTTATAGTCGCTTTACCTGTTGGATATTCTTTAATAACTAATTTACCAGGTAGATTAGATACAACCTTTTCAACGTCTTTTCTATGTTCTTGAATTGTATTAACTGATATCTTGGTGAAACAAGCATCATATCTTTTACCAACATATGCTTCACTTAATTCTAATGTATAATGATTAACATTAAAACCTGCTTGTACAGCCGCCGCTCCTAAAGCAATTAATGACCAACTCTTACCACCACCAGGACCTCCAAATATTAATCCAAAATCACCTCCACCTAAACCACCTTGTAACAAGTTATTAATACCTGGCCAAGGTGTAGCTACTGGATTTCTATATTCTTCACGATATCTGTCTTCAACATCTTTCTCATACTCGTGACCTAAATTCTTATCCATACCAGCTTTTAGAGCTGAGTCAACAAGTGATCTAATGTCATCATACATTCCTGATTGTAGTAGATCTACTGATGTTAGTAGTGCTTTCTTTAATTGTTGGTTTTTACAAAAATTACTAAATTCAGCTTCTACATACTCAGCATCTTCATTTGATGCTTTATATGCTTCTTTAAGTTGTTCTACTACAGCTGTTTTTAATACTTCATTCTCAATTTTCTTTACTTCAATATGAAGTGTATCTAATGTTGGTGTAGCATGCCATTTATCAAAATACTTAATAATTGTTTCTACCAACCATTGATGTGCTTGATTATCAAAGTAATCTGGTGTTACAACATCACGAATGTTAAGTAGAAATTTTTTATTCTTTAAAAGCGAGCTAATTACCTTGGTTTGAAAATTCAAACCATACTGATTCAACTTACTAAATGTAGTCATAACTTATTTTAATTTGTATACTTGAAGATAAGAAAAAATTTCGTTAAGCCAAATCTCTGTATTAGGAATTGAATTACCTAATCTATCCTCATTATAAAGCTTTAAAAAATGTAACTTATCTAATTTGCTAGGTTCATTAAATAATACTTGATCTATTTCCTCTAAACTATCCTCTGATATATCTGGATCAGATAAATCCATTAATTGTTGGTTAACAAGTAGTTGTTTTTCAAAATTAACTATATTACCATACAACCCATGTTCATTAATTAATTCTTTAGATTTATCTAATATACTTCTTAATGGAATATGTGATGGACTATCTAGTTCAGGAAATAACTTAAATAATTTTTTAGGTCCTAATCCTTTCACACCAGGTATATTATCAGAATCATCTCCCATCAATATTTTTTTATTGATAAAATTTGAAGGATATAAACCATATTCTTCTTTTACTAATGTTGGAGTATAAAATTTCTTTTTAATAGGTGAATACACTGTCACTCTATCACTCACTAATTGTAGAAAATCTTGGTCAGCTGACATTATATATACTTCACCAGCTAGTTTGTTGGTTATATATCCTATAACATCATCTGCTTCTATTTTATCAATAGATAGTAAATCAATAGGTAAACATCTTAAATACTCTACTAAACGTAACATTTGATTCTCAATTGAAGCAGACTCTTCCTCTTTACCATCAAACCCATCCCAATTAGTTATACGTTGTAATTTTCTATGCGCCTTATATTCTGGGTATAGATTCTTTTTATTTGTTGTACTACCATTTCCATCAAATATAAGAATAACTCTAGTTGGTTTAATATGACGAATTGCAAAACCAATTGATTTTAAGAATCCAGTGAGCCCACCGATGTGGGCTCCACTTGGATTCATATGGTTGATCATGGCAAAACTTCTTAGAAATGTGTTCATCGAGTCTATAAGAAGAACCTTACTGTTTAATTGTAGAGGTTCCTCTTTAGTATTCTTTATGTTATCAAGGATATGTTTAAGTGTCTTGTTCATCATCATTATCGATTTCAATCATTGGTGATATTTTACTACTTTCTTCCCACTCGCTGTTATCTTCAGTAACTTGAATTTCCTCAATTTTAACTTCAGTACCAAACCATTCATGAGCATGAGCAGCTTTATAAGCTTTCTCTTCATCTTTATCGTCTGGTATGAATCCATGAGGTGTAACAATTACTGTTGATGTGGTAGCGACTCCACAATCAGCATGAATTTTATCGATAGCGATCTTAGTACGTTTAGCAAATTCTACTTTCTTACCCTTATGTTGAGCGTGAATCTTACTTGTACCACTATTTGTAACATTACCAAATGTAATAACAAGTGAAGCATCCCAATACATTGTATTACCACCTTTATTAGTCATACGAGGTTGACTCATAGGAGTTAATGCTGGTTGAACACCTGTTTTATTAATAACAAAAAATGTATTAGTAAATTGAGATGATTCTTTACGTGATAGAGGTATTTTCTGATTAATGAAATTACCAAATTGTTGAGACATAGCTCCAGCGTTCCACATTGGATTATTCTTACCTTGTTCAATACTCATATCACATGGTATAGAACCTACTGAATCCCATAGAAAACATAAGTCATGAGGTAAATTACCTTTCTTTTGTTCGTCTAAGATATCAGCCATAAACGCTGCTACATCCTCAATTGAATTAAGAGTTGATCTATCAACATATAGAAAGAAACCCTTATAATTCATTACTTCACCTGTAGCTTCATCAGGTTCAGCTTCACATTGGAAGCCCATTTTTTGAGCGTGAGCGAAATCCCATTTCATTTCAGTAATGATGAACACCGGTAAAATGCCCATTTTCTGAGCATTTACCGCTGTTTCAATCATTAGAGTTGTTTTACCTGTGTCCGAGCCACCTCTAGCTATGGTTATATGTCCCATAGGCACGCCTGGTATTGATAAGGCATCTTGTACTGCAGGTGAAAATGGAATCCACTTTTGTGTTTTAAAGTTAGACGATGCGTCTAGCTTTTTAGTCTTCTTGAACTTGTCAAGATCAAATGTACCTTTAATTGCTTGAGATACACTCGCATTTACACTTTTGGATTTTGCCATTTTAATTACTTGTTAAAAAGTTCATCAAATTCATCTTCATCAAACCCTTTCTTCTTAGTGTTAAGGGTATAGTTAGCTTTAGGCTCTTCTTTTACAGGTGTTTCAGCAACTTCTTCAGTTGTTTCTTCACTACTGTCTTCAGATGGCTCTAACCATTCCATCAACATTGTTTTCATTTCATCAAACTCATACTTTTTGTAGAGCGACAAAACATCAGGTTGTTCACTAATCCATTTCTTAATAACATCATTGTTATCAGACAATGGACTAGTTTTTGGTTTAATACGGATAGATGATTTGTTGAACTTAGTACCAGTAACTTCTGGACCAACTGTGTCAACTGTAAGATCCCTACCTTCCATAATATCAGTATAATCTCCGATATCCTCATCCTCAGCAATACCTAACAATTCAAGGTACATTTCTTTACCAAATTGCCACATGCGAACACCTTTATCTTCTTCGCCACGGACAATAACAGGTACAAATACCCTCATTTTAGGTTCAATCTTCTTAGCTAATGACCAATTTTCTTTGTCACTAGTTTTACGAAGCTGTTGAGCAAATTCAACAATCGGATCCTTCTCGCCAAAGTTAGATAATGACAACATGGTTTTGTTTCCAATACCATAATGGAACATTACTTCTTTGAACGGATTTGCCTTGTTGAATTTAGATGGAACAATACGAATCACTGATTTACCTACAGGTGGAACCCAGAAATTCTTAGCGCGGTCATCTTTGTTGCCGCCGCCTTTGCCTTTGTTTTGCAACGATTGCATACGTTGCTTGATCTGATTCAAATCCATAACTGTTTATTATTTTAGAATTAAATATAATGTAAGGTCAGCCGGAGGCCAAACTTAGATATTAACTATCTTATAGATAGTTGTTTCTAACTTGCGAAGGTCTGGACCGTTTGTTAATAAGATAGTATTCTTATAGTCAGACCAATTAATCTTATAATTGGGATCAGCGTAACCATTATTCAATGATTTGATTAAAGTATTCAAAGCATTGATTGTATATAAAGAATTTGATTCTTTTTTACGATGTAATAATATAGTGTTTGGTAACACTGACATAGTGCTTAAATTGCCTGGATCAATATTATATGTGCATATAAATTCATCACTATCCTTAGACTCTAAAATAAAAATTTTATTGAATAAGATGGAATAGCGGCTAGCTATAACCTCAATTGTTTCATCTATGTCTTCCTTCTTTGAGAAGGTTGCGAATAACTTGTTTGCCAATTCCTCTATAGTTAAGTTCCACGTCATAAATATGTTATTTTTTTGTTAAAGCGCCATAATTTTCACCTACACTCATTCGTGTTGGAAAACCATCAGCTTCAAGTTCTTGTTTAATTTTTGGTAATAATGTTTTAATATCCTCCTTAGCCACGTCTAATAGAATTGAATCATATGTGTATAATACTATTTTAGTTTTTTTACCTTTTAGTAGTTTTAACACACGTTCTAATGTTAATGTGTTATAATATGTTTCATAGGCCTGAATTAGGTAGCTTAGTATTTTATTTTTATTTGGGTTATCTATTTTTACTTGTGGTATAACAATACCTGTTGGTAATATTAAACTATTAAGTTGGGTTGATTTAAATTCTTTCCATCTAATATCTAACCACTCATTCAGTTTACTAAAAAATGGAAACCAAGCATATTCATCTCTAATACCACCATATATATTTTGAAACATTATTTCTTTAGGCACCTCATCATATGGTTCACCTTCAAATGTATAGCCAATCATTTTACCAATTATACGTGGATGGTAAGCACTATAATCAAACTCAACAAATACATAATTATTTGGTTCAAATGACTCACGCGCTACACCCTTAGGTAAAGCGGCGAAATTAACGCCATTAAATGCGTTTGAAGGACGAGTAGTTAAATTATATAAATTATATTGTGTATAAACTGTATTCCCGTAAATCGAATTATCTTTCCAAGTAGTTTCAAAATGTTTATTAAACTTACGTGGATCAATACCTATACCGTTTTTCTCTATTTCATATAATACATTAGTAAATGGACCATTTAAAAACTCATTAGCTACATGCCATTTAGAAAAAAATAATTTTTCAACTAAATGTTTATATATATTTTCCCATTTCTCATAATGTTTAGAAATTGGTATAAGTGTATTTAGCTCATTTATATAATATTTCTCACGATTAAAGTCAGTGTGTACTTTAGTATCAAATTGTGACTCATCAACATAATTAATAAAATTAAAATCTTGTAAATTATGTTCTGGTAGGAAATATAAATGGAATTTTTTATCTAAGACATAAACAAGCTCAATATCAGAAAGAAATTGTTTAACTGTTTCCCAATCTAATTTAAACGCTTCACTATGATCTATAGGTAATATATAACCTTTTTCTCCATCATTATAATATACTAAACATGGTTTAGTTAATGATGGATGTTTATTATCATTTGTAGTGATAACATTAACAAAACAAGCATTATGCTCTGGTTTATCTAGTTGTGAAAGTTGTTCTTTTGTTTCTACTATATAAAACATAACCTTTATTATTAGGTTAAATATATAGTAAAAATTTTAGGTAACCAAATTTAAAAAGCAAATTGAAGTGGATCAGTTATAAATAAAGTTATTTTTGGTATAGCTTTTTTCTCAACATCTTGTAAAGATCGTAAGTTAGTATCTATAATACCTGATTCAATTCTGATATTGTTATAATAACTATCATGTAACGGTCCTGTTAGTCTCCAATTAAATGAAGCAAATCTATAAGCTTTAATAATATTTGAATTTTGAATAGCGTTATTGAATGTATTTTGATTTAATTCAACAATATTATTCTCTGGTTGGATTGATGATTTTAATTGAACTACATAACGAGTAAAATATCCTTTGTTAAAATCAGCTAATGTAGGCTGTATAATATCATTTTTTAATAAAGGAGTATCTGTATTTTGATTATATATTTTTGTAAATGTTTTAGATATAGGATTGTTTTTAGATATATAATTTAAATCAAAGTTTGATGTATTATTATTTAATAAATTGGTTAACTGAATAGAATTACCAGTGTGTTCTTTTCCTGTCCAATATCTGTTTTTAGTATCTTTATGATAGAATCCTTTATAGCTATTTCCACTAGGTAAAACAAATTGATGTCCCTGAGTGTATCCAGTTTCTATTATATTTGATGGTGATATATACATTTTATTACACGTCTAGTTTATAATATCCTTCTCCATTTATATCTACTTCTAATGATGTTATAGGAGCAGCGTTACCTTGAATAATAAAACCAAATTGTCCTATACTATTTATATAATTTTGAACTTGACCAAGTAAATAAGCATATACTTCTTTTAAATTAACAACGTCTTGATCTTCATACACAGGTACTTGTCTAGCATCTTTTCCTTCAACTCTAAATCCAGTTTGTATTTTCTTTTTTGTTACAAACGCGGGAACACCATTTCCTCCATTCTCAAAAAATGCTTTAGGATCAGTTCCAAAAAATTTATATAAGAAGAAATCATTTTCTTTTACAAATCCATCTTTTATAGTTAAATTTTTAGTTAAATTAGTAGTGTTTAAAAGATATTTATCAAAACTAATTATAAATCGACCTATCGCATCTCCAGGAACTGTTGTTCCGTCTGGTAATACTATTTGTGTAAATTCATCAAAACTGCTTGTTGGAAAATTAGGAAGTGAAGTATTAGTTTTATTTTGTGTCCACCATGCTTCCATATATTTTTTTAATCCACCACCATAATTTTCACCTGTAAATCCTAAACCACCTGCTAAGCCATCATTTTTAGTTGTATCATCACTTATTCTATATAATGCTTTTTGAGTATTACTTGGACTAAAATAAGATGTGTCCATTCCTGGTCCATTAATAACAGCTTTAGTGCCCGCTTCAAATGGTGCTTTTAATTTATTGGCTCCATCATCAGTCATTATTCTAACAAGAAGATATATAATATAATCTACCATAGCGTAAAACACATAAGCTCTGGATTGGTTTTGTGCTTTTAATGTTTCAATAGCTTTTTTTAATTTAGCTTTATCAACATCTGAAACCTCATATCCATCATTATCTAATAAACAAATTTGAGTTTTTAAAGTAGTGACCCAATCATTATTTTGTAACATGTGAGAGACACCTGTTATAACGAATCCTAAATTTTTATTGTAATAATCTCTAGGTAATATAGATTTATCAATAGTGAAAATTTGTCCAATAACAAATCCACCAATACCATCTAGTGTTATTTCTAATTCAAAAGGAATTAAAGCTTTAAAATCAATATCTTTACCATTTATTTGATAATGAAGTGTTTTTAACATACTTCCAGCATTAGTTATTTCCTCATCAGTTGGTGTTGTAATAGAATTAAACCCTCTTTGACCAGTAGAGTCAATACCTAAAACTTTAGTTTTAATATATTTTTCTAAAGCACTAATATTTTGGTATATTTGAAAGTAATATAAATTTTCACCTGTAATCATTGAAGGAACTTCTTTATTTCCTTCATCAAATGTCATGTCGCGTATAACTCTATCTTTTAGCCCTTTATTAAACATAGCTTGAGTTGAGTTATATATATCACCTAAATTAGCTGAGCTATTTCCTCCAGCCGCGGCTCCAATAGCTATCATAGATGATTGTTCTGGAAATATTTTTGAGTTTATTTTAACATCACGACATATGCTTTTTAATCCAACTAAATCCATTTTAAATTTACTACTAGCTGGTTCACCAACTTCTAAATACTTAGCATCAATAATCTGAACTATGTTTCTTTCAGTATATAATTTAAAATCATTTATTCCTCCTAAAGAAAAAGATATATCTTCTAGAATATTTATTAAAAGATCAATAACATTAACACCATCAGAACCAGCTAAATTTCTATAAGTCTGTATAATTTTACCTATAGAAATATATATATTACCTATCTCTCCAATATTAACTACTGTTTGATCAATTTCTATTGTTTTCTTTTTATCTTGAGGATCTGGTGCTTTAACTTTTTTATTTTTAACAAAAGAATCAAAAGGATAAGTTCCTATTTGTATAGTAGTTCCTGGTGTTAGTTTAGTACCATCCCAAGTTAAATTATTATATAAAACAGGCTCAAATCCAGTATCTAATCCTGTTATAAATTTAGCATATTGATTACGAACTAAACATGTTGTTGGGTCAATACTAACAGAATCTTCACTTATTAAACTTGGTGTTCTTCCAGGAACAACAAGATATAATAAAGGTTCTTTTGTATTCTCATCTCTAGGTATAAGAAATCTTTGAAGTATAGCTATAAAAATATCCATTGAAATATATTCAATACCAGAACCATCAGTTGTACCTTCAGCTGGTAATACACCTCCTGGAAATACATTTATTGGGTATCCATTATAGTGGTATACTCCGGCTTTAGAACCATCATCATTAGCGGCGTATATTTTATATTTAGCAGTGTCTTCTTTTAAAGCTGTTTTAATAAATTCAAATTCTTCTTTTACTCGAGCTAAAGCCGCTTGAGCATTAGCTCCTTGAGCATAAAATTCAGGCTGAATATTTCCAAATACACCACTAGTGCCACTAGTACCGCTTGTACCATTAGGTGTTGATGTAACGGTAGCATTAACAGTTGTTGTACCTGATGTACCAGATGTACCCGCTGTACCAGATATACCAGATGTACCTGAATTTCCAGCTGCACTTGAAATACCAAATTCAGAAGTATTAAGTGCTCCTTTTATAGTTAAAAATAATTTTTCAAAAAAACTAAGAGGAGGTTCAGGTGGTTCTTCAGTTCCATTTAATTGAGCAGCTGGAGGAGTTGGGGGTGTTTTACTTCCGATAATAGTTCTAGGATTATTACTTGCTTTTATTTCTTCAAGAGCTTCACCTCTAGATATAATAGTTGTAGAACATTGCCATCCACCGTTTGACATCATCTGCCATGAAAAGTTCTTAACATAACCAATCATAGCATCATAGTTACCATTATATTTTTCTATTTGAGAATCTATAAAATTATAAACTGTATCCTCTTTTATAGGATCAAGGAATGAATTTGGTATAAGTGCTAATAAATTCTCAATACGAATATTGTCTAGGTATGAGTTAATATTTTGTTTAGCTACACCATGGTCTAAGTATTGAGACCAACCCCAATCTACAAATACACTGTATCCTGGTCTCATAAATAAAACCTCTAATTCTTCTAATTGATGTTTATCCCAAGCATAGAAATTAACTGTAGCTTCTCTTAACGAACCATAAGCTGATTTATTTTGGATACTCACTGATGTGATAC